CGATCATCCGGCACATCCATGATACGATCACAGTGTTGCATGTCGTTCTTGACTATTCGGTGATAAATTTTTCTACCAGTTCGATTGTTGTCGCTGGGGTAATTGCCCAGATACCCAGTTTCTATAAAATAGAAGTCTTGTTTTCTTTTTCTAACTTCCTTGGTTATCTTGCCGCTGGAGATCCCTCTCAGCAGCACAGGCGATTGACAGATTTCGTCTATTCGATCTCGAAAATCAGTTTTGGCAATAAATTTGCTGTCTCTGAACGCTGCCATGACCATGGCAGGATAGTCAGAATTTTTGATGCAACGTTCTAGTTTTCTGTCTTTTTCAATGATGTATTCTCTTGCTCGTTGGTCCAGGGTTGTGTCTTTAGCACGTTTAAGATCGAATCGAGCCTGCTTGGTAACAGCTTCATCGGACACCCAGGTCCACTCAATTTCTTTAAGAATCTTGACATCAGTTACCAATTGAAGTGCGTCTGCCACATTGTGTTTCAGTGCACTCTCGATGGTGTTGTGTTGTAGTTTGTATTCGTCGCCGGGCCAGCGTTCGACAAGGGCAATTGGTAATATCATTTTGTTAGCTCTTTTGCAAACTATAGTCGGTCAGCATGCGCTCACGATGCCATTCATCAGCCATGGTGGTGGTGGCAAAATCATGAAAGCAAGGTGTGCCCAGTGTGTAGTGTAGCAGTTTGGCATCAGGGTTAGCGCCGTACTCGTCGGGTAACCAGTTCCATTCAGGCGGCAATGCTCCCACACGATCCTCGCTGGTCCACATGAATCTATGCAAGTACGCTCCTGTTGACTTTTGAATATACTCAGGAGTTAATTTTTTGGTAGGATAGTTGCTGCAGTTGAATATCATGACGCTGGACCAATTCTTGCAAGGATAGTCTTCGTTCTTGGCGCCCAAATACTTCACTGGCATGCGGGTCCGGTAGTCGTGTTTGACCACTTGTACGTCTTTGTCAGACTGTCGTAACGCCCACAACTCGGCAATGTCCCCACGTACAATCATGTCACCGTCCATGAATATAGCATGTCCACTGTAGCCCATCAAGTGCGGTACTAGGAAACGACTGTAGATAAATTGATTGCTGCCATCAGTGTGCGTTTCAGTATAGTCTCGAAAGTTGTTGAGTGCAAGGGGAATGATAGCAACTGGCACACTGGAGTGTCTGATGATTGAGTTAGCACACACATGGTATGCAATGGCTTCGCGTGGATCGTAGCCGATAAAAATTGGAATGGGTTTCATTTTCGCTCTATATCTTCCTCGGAGCACTGTTCTCCGTACTGTATCTCTACCAGTTTTAACGGTACATCATATGGATTGGTCAATTGATGCCATGTCATTACTGGCACATGATGCTCGTTGTACTTATTCAGAGTTTTTGGCTCAACATTTGCACCCATGACCACAGCCGTTCCCGACTGAACTATCCAGTATTCAGATCTAAAACAGTGCCGTTGCATGCTGAGGCTCTGCCCAGGATCCACTGTGAGTTCTTTGACCTTCATGACTGCAACTTCGTGCAGCACACGATAGTAGCCCCATTGACGCAGAGTTCGTGGGGCTTTCCACTCCTGCAAGATCCACGAACTGGAGTTGCGTTTGTCTTGGCCACCCACACCAAACTCAAAAAAGACCCGAGAGTCTTGCACCGTCATTTCAGGAATGTTCTCCTGTGTACGGTCGCCACCGTTGGCAAACACAATATCAGCCGCAGGATATCTAGCACGTACCACACGGATAGCATCCGAACTAGATTCATCATCGTCGTTGTAGGTCACAACTTCGTCTACCATGTTGAGGTTGCCCACTAGTGCCAGACGCTCCTGTATGGGCATGAATGGCTGACCTTTTTTACGGGTCAGCCATGCGTCTGAATTGAGACCAACTATGAGTCTGTCGCCCAGGGCTCGAGCTGCTTTGAAATAGGCCAAGTGGCCCGAATGTACCGGATCAAATCCCCCGGTGCAAAGTACAATTTTTGTCATTGGCTATCCTATGACAGGTATTTACACCGTCAGTAGTAGGCCAATGATCGAAGACTGCGGTCCAACCAAGGCAATGCAAGATCACTCTGTTGCACATGCCCGCGGCGACGTATACTGTCTGTCACACTAGCAGGCAACAGACCGCGTTCGGCCAACTCCCACCAGGTGGTGGTACGAGGGTCTGTGAGTGGCTGTTCGTCTCGATACACCACAGCATGTATCCAGGGATTGTTGGGTTCTTTGAGATAGTAGCCGCCAGAACAATCAAACCCAGACTGGGCCAACACATGTATCAAGTTCACCATGGTCCAGTGATGATACACAAAGTCTCGTTGCACAAATGCCTGTTGATTGTATTCAATATTGGTGGTTTGCGGTACCACAATGATCAGCATGCCGTTGGGATTCATGGCTTCGCGCCACTGTGCCAGAGTCTGCAAGGGATTGATCACATACTGAAAAGCGTCATGACACCAAATCAAGTCAAATTTGCGTTTGTGCAGTCTTAGAGGCTCTTCAAAATTTTGATTTTGGTACACCACATTGCGGTGCTGGTGTGCCATGCTGAGTTCAGGCAGTACATCAACACCAGTACAGTGTATGTTCAGTGGTCTTGGGGCGTCATCGCGACTTTCAAGAGTAGCCCACCATTTTAGATCTTCGCCGTACCCACAGCCCATGTCAGCCATGGTACTCACGCTCTCGATAAAGTCGTCGTATTCTCGAAACAGATTCAAGGTCTGTAGGCTGTGTGCATGGCTTTCTTGAATCGAAGCAAACGTGCCTGGCGCCATGTTGTTATCCTACGTTGTAATCTTCCATGCCTGCAGATTTTAATCTAACCAGGTGTCCCAACATGAAGTTCTTGCTTTCAAGACTTTTCATGATGCCCAGCCACTGATTGCGCAGCAGGGCCACTTCGTTGATGATGGTTTCAAAGTCAATCACCTCGTCCTCACCATCCACATATTTTTCAGCATCGCGACTGGTCAAGGCACGAGCATATGCTTCCAGATACTTCTGAAAGTGTCGACGACGAATCTTGCGCAGCTGAATGTTGAGATAATTCAACACAGCTTCAATTTCTTGCAGCTGGTTGAATCTGTGCTCGGTCACTCCGGGCAGTTCTTTGATGTTGCGCTCTACAATGCCACCAATGCGACATTCGTGGCGAGCCTGTGCTAGTTCATGTTCATAATGAGCAATAAAGTCTGGGATTTCTCCCAGGTTGGCCACCACACGATTGTACCACATCAGTTTTCCCAGCGTTCGTCTTCGTCTAGATCAACATCGTCGTCAAAGACTTCTTCTTCAGGCTCTTCTTCTGTATCGCGTTTGGCGTATGCCGCCAGGGCACGTTTGATGTCGGTGTCGCCTTTAAACGCATCGCGGATTTCAGCTGCATCATAGTCGTTGTCGATCAAGATTGATACCACAGCTTCTGCTGCTTCATCTCGATCCACTGTGTTGACATAACGACGCAGTTCTCCCCAGAGTTCGCTTGCTACTGTTGCACTCATTCTTCTTCTCCTGTTTCTACCACAGTTTTTTCACTTACTTGGTTGGCAAAATCTTTCATGACCACATCCAGGCAAGCATCATCATTGCGTTCCCATCCCTTGCGGAACTTCTTGATGATTTCGCCGTCGCTGGTGACGAACACCAAGCTGTTGCCTTCTTTTTTCAGCAGGCCTTTTTTCTCAATCAAGTCGGTAAGACCCGAGTAGGGGCTCATGCCTGTGGTGTAAGGAATTTTCACCTGCACGCCTTCAAACGGTTTGGCATAGCGTGTTTTCATGACCTTGCAGCCAGCACGGATACCGTTGACTTCACTCACCTTGTTGCCATCCTCGTCCTCCTTCAGCTTCATCTTTTTCATGGCCACCACAATTGAACTGGCATAGATAAAACCCTGACCACCTGAGATTTTGTCATCAGGATCAAACATGTCTTGTGACGCATAAGTGTGGTTGGTACACACCAGGCCCACGTTGTAGCTGCCAAACATGTTGACACAATTACGAACCAAGGCAGTGAGTGCCTTGGGCTTGCGACCTAGGTCACCCTTCATCTCGCCTGCTTCAAACTGGTTCACGTCTGTGGGAGTCAACAACATGCCCAAGCTGTCGATCACAAACAACACTTTGGGGCGCTCGCCATCGGGCAAGGCCTTGTAGTCGCTCATGAATGTCGAAATGGTCTTGGCCACGTCATCAATCATGGCCATACTCAGTTTCAACAGTTTGCTATCGCTGGTGTCCACGCCCAGAGCCTTGAGCCAGTTTTCGTCCAAGGCGTTTTCTGAGTCAACTAGAACCACAAAGATGCCTTGCTCTTGTGCATGTTTGACCACGTTGCCTGAACAGATGTAGCTTTTGCCTGCACCCGAGTCGCCAGCAAACACAGTGACCTTGCCCAGCGGAATGCCACGGTTGAAGTCGCCAGAGATCAAGTAGTTGAGTGCATAGTTGCCTGTTGAGATCCAGTCTGTGGGATCATTGAAGCCAATTGAAAGGCCTTCAATGCTTTTGGTAATTTCCTTGCGGAACTTTGAAATATCGAATGGTTTAGCCATACATCACCTTTTAAATTTATTTAAGTATACATTGTTTTCAACAGTGTTGCAACTGTTGGTATCCCAATTCAGTGACTGAGGTACAATACCAGTAAGCTCACATGCTCGGGCCAGTATCAAGGCCTGTTCCCAGAGATCAAATGATTCAGTCACTGTTTGCTGTGCAATCACTGCGTCTGTTGCTGTTTGTATTGACTCTAACCATGCAAAATATTTCTGGTTGACTTGTAGCACCTGATCAAAAAACTTTTTGCTACGGTCAGCATCCCAGTTCCATTCCAGTTGGTCAGCACACATGTGCTTCAATGCTGCATGGTTGCCTGACAAATACTGTCCTAGTTCCAACACCGGCACTGAACTCCAGTGTCTGGCCAAGTTTGAAAAATTAGTGTGATATGTACCACACAACCATTCAACAAACCTGTCAGTGGTTACAGGGGCTGACAAATCCGGAACAGTGTACAACTGATTGATTTCTTGTTGTATCCGGACAGGCAGTTGTGCAATCTCTGCAGGGCTAGCACAGTCGGGCCAGGCAGGGTCTCGAACAGCTTGGTAGAACTCTTGCCACAATCTTGCTTGCTCAGAGTCTGAGTCAGCATGGTAGGAATAGAATTTTGAAAAATTCTCTAGGCCAGGCGTGCTCTGCATCCATTTGCTGTAGGACATTTTGATGCGTAACGCTTCCCACCAGTTGGTGCATACAATTTCCAACACACAGGTCAATGCAGGATTGGGCATTTCGGCCAGGTGCAGAGCTGTTAGCTCACTGGAGTTGATGTCCACAATTGCATGTGCGTCGCCAGTGCTGCTGAAGAATCTGTCAAGATCTAAATCTACTTGGTGACAAGAAAACAAAGCATGGGCAAGAATAGTATTGCCCATGCTTCCGTTTCTGTAATCAATACAATACTGTTTCAATTACTGTTTTTGACGATTTCGGATCATGGCCAAGATGTCTTCGGCTTTTTGGCTCGAAGCTGGCTTGGCAACAGGTGCTGAGGCCACTGGTGCGTCTTCTACGTCAAATGGAGCGTCTTCTGCCACTGGTGCAGCCACTGCAGGTCGTGCAGCCACTGGCGCTGCAACAGGTGCTGCGTCAGAATCAGCTGCTGCTCCTGCTGGTGCTGAAACACCTGCTGGGCGGAAGTACTGTCCCCAGCGTTCGGTGTCATAAGGTTTGCCGTCTACGCTGGCTTCGAACATTTCTTTCATGACACGTAGCTCAACGTCGCCGGGCTTCTTGGGCAAGAAGCTGGCAAGATCAAACAGGCCATGTGCTTCTAGTGCAGCTTGTTCTTGATCAGTCAGTGCCGATTCCTTACGTGCCCACTTGGATGTGCTGTAGTCTGCATAGCCACCCTTGGAGGTCTTGGTCATGCGGAAGTCCAGGCCACGCAACAAGTCAGTTGGCAATTCTTCCAGATCTGGATCCATCAAGCTGGCCTTGATGATTTGAAAGATTTGTGGACCGATGATGAATCGACGAATTGGGTTTTCTGGTGTTTTGTCTTCACCAATGGGGTTCTCACGCACAAAGCCCTGCATGATGTAGCTGCGCTTTTTCCAGTACTTGCGACCCATGTCTTCCAGGCTCTTGTCCTTGAACCAAGGACGTACTTCGTTGAGAATTGGACAGCTTTCGCCCCACATTTCCACACAGGGCACTTGCACGTTGACCTGTTTAGAATCCATTTCCCCTTTGATGCCAGCAAACGGCAACTTGATCATGGCTCGTTCAACCCAGAAGAATGTGTTCTTTGAGTTGCCGTCGGGCAGGAATCGTGCTACTGCACTCTGTCCTTCTTCCATGTTCCAGTGGGGGTAAATTGCGTTGTCGCCGCCTGATGATTGACCGCCTTTGTTAGACTCTGCAGCTTGGAGTCTTGCGCGGATTTCTGCTAATGATGCCATGATGGTGTTTCCTTTATATAAAATGCCTAGTAATGCCTAGTGTGTGCCTTAAAACGTACACACTACTGAGTGTACGTGCTTTTATTTAGTATGTCAACGATTTTCTAAGAATATTTTGCCAAAGGCAGTTGTAACCAAATGTCAGGATCAACTTCTAGTCCACGTGCCCGAAACCAGTCAGCGCCCAGCTCTTGATCTGAGTCCCAGGTGGTTTCATACCATGATTGGTCAAAGTGCCAGTTGCTGGGCCGACTCAGATAGTGCTGGTGGTACCACTCAATCAGCTCCCATTCACTCATGGAGAATCGGTTGTCTTGTGCGATCCCAAGGTGCAGATCCATAAAGTTGGTGTTGTGTAAGTGTT